CAGGCGCGGTCGATCTCGGCCGTCACACCCTTGGCGATCTGCGCAACGATCTCGATGCCGGCCTTGGTGACCTTGGCATGCGTCACATGGCCGATCGGCTCGTCGCTGCGATGCTGCCACAATAACGGGATTGGTAGTTTGAACTGCGCACCCATCGGCTCGACCACGTCGTTCATGCGATCGGCCGACGGCGTGGTCGCCATGCCGGTGATGGTGCGCGCGTCTTCGTCCACCCCCTTAATCTCAAGGAGGCTATAGGCTCGGTTGAGCATGGGATTTAATCCTTCAGCTAAGCGCCCAAGTGCCGACAGCCGACCGGGCGATCCACGCGGCACCGCCCTCGGCAAGGCACATGACCTCGAGATAATTTCCGACCGTGCTGGAAACCGCTTCGCCGGCCATCCGCGACTCTTTCTCGGCCACACGGACAGTCCATCCAGCGCCGGCCCTGACCTTCAGCGGTCGGGCGGCGTCAACGGCAAAGCCGAACCACGTGCCCGCCGGAATGCGGTATGAGGTGGACGTATCGCTCGGAAGCGTGAAGACAACCTCGTCAGCCGCCCCATGATTGGTGAAGACGGTTCCGGACTGCCCCGCCTTCAGCGTGGTGTTCGATGCCGCAGATATGACTGGCGTCGAAGACGGCTCCCGCCCGATCGGGCCGTACCACTCCATCCAATCGGGATTGTCGGATCGCGAGTTGATGAGGTTTAGCTTGCCCGCACCGTGAATCTTGCCGCTGCCCGAGTAACAGTTGAGCAGCGTGATATCCGAGCCGCAATCCTTCAAGAAGTACTTGCCACCGGTCTGGGTGCAGCCAGCAACAACGACGCGGCTATCAGGCTGCGCCATCAGGAAGATGTTTTCGCTTTCCGATCGCACCCCGGAAATGTCCCAACCGTCGCGCACGCCGTTCTCGATGTGGATGTCGATGTCGTTGCGCTGCATGCCGGTGCCGACGATCGCCATGCCGCCGCCGTGCTTGACCCAGATCCCCTTGGCGCAGTTCGCGATGTTGCCGCCCACGATGGTGATGGCAATGGCATTGTAATTGCCGACGGCAACACCGGCTACCGTATTGTCGCCGAGATAGCAGTTCAGCAGCGAAATCTCCGAGCCCATGTAGCCGTTGAAGCCGATCTTCAGCCCATACGAGCCGCCGCCCATTGAGACATCGGCGAAGGTGTTGCTTTGCAGCGAGGCGGTGCCCGTGTTGTCCCAGTTCATATCGAATGCGGCGCCGTCGCCACCTCCGGTCAGGGACAAAGCGAGCCGCTCGACCCGGCTGTACATGAACCCGTTGGTGACGAAGACGGACGAGCCAGGCGTGTTGTTCTGGATAGTGGTGCAGAGCCTGCCTTCACCGTAGATGTGTGCCCCGGCTACGCTGCGCAGCGTCAACGGGCGCGAGGTGATGTACCAGCCGTTCGGAAAATAGACCGCCCGGTTGGCGAACCGTCCTTCCGAACCGCCGTGCGGGTCGTCGGCCGTCCCGTATGCCTCATCGAGCGCAGCCTGAATGGCCGCGGTGTCATCAGTGGCGCCATCACCGACCGCACCGAACTCGCAAACGTTGAGCGCCGTCATCAGGCGCGGCGGCGCCAGCGCAGGAAACCGGCGAGCAACAACACCAGCCCCGGCAGTCCGGCGCCGACGACCGGGCCAGGCACCGCCGCAACCGCGAGATTGCCGCCATAGCCGGAAGTCCCGCCGCCGATGCCAGTAAATTCCAGATAATAGTTTCCGGCATTAAGCAGCGCGGTTCCGCCCGCCGACTGACAGCTCGGCGCTATCAGACACGCCGTAGCGGCAACCGGCCCGATCACCGCAGCATCGTCAGCGTTGTTGACAATACCGTCGGCACCAGCCGTCCACACCGCAGCCGTGAAATTGGTGATGAAGTCCGTCGTGCGAGGATACACATTGGTGACGTTGGCCACCGTGATGAACTGCGGCCCGCCACTCAGAGTGAACGTAAACTGGTCCTCGAAGGCACCGCCTCCTGGTGCGTTGTTGAACGTGCCGGCCGACGATGCCGGGTTGATGCCGAGCGGCTTGATCAGCGCAGCCTCGGCCGGCCAGGCGAGCAACAGCGCGCCCGCCATCAGTGCGAGTTTCAACATGGCATTCCCTTTTGTCAGGCGAAGTAGATGTGATATTCCGGAGCGCGGTTCGGGTTCAGCCCCATCAGGTGCGCCGCGTTAAATAACGCCATCGCCGCATCGATCTTGCCGTAGCCCGACTCGTCGCGCGCAATCCGCATTGCGGTCGGTGTAGGAACGACCTTGAGATTACCGACAGACCACGCCATCAGCGCACTGCCGCCGTGCTTGAATGAGTAATCGGCCAGCTTGATCTCAATCGTCTTAACGGCACCCATCAAGGCAATACCCTGCCTCACGGCATCGAGTTTCTCAGTGTCCTGCGACACGCCTATATCAGCTAGGCTGTCTACAATTCCGCCGATCCCCGCAGCGTCAACACCGACCTGCGCCAGCAAGCCGAGTTTTTGCACTTTCTCGACCAAGTCGACCACGTACTGGATGTTCAGTGGCAATGCGACCGACAACTGCTCCGGCTGCATATATTTGAACTTGGTCAGCGAGCCCTCGCGCTCAAACGCATCGTACTGCGCCGCATTCGCCTTGCGCCGCTCCATCCCGATATCGCTGATCAGCGCATGCGCCCAGCCGAGCCAGCGCTTGGTACCCTTCTCGCGCCCGATCAATCCGACGCCGAGCAAGTCGTCGAGTCCACCGCCGTCAACTCCGACCGTCACCACTTCCGAGCGCCGCAGGATCTCGTCCAGCGTCAGCCCAACCTCGATGCCGCGCTCCCACACCTCCGCGCCAGCCCAGCCGTCGGAACGCAACGCAACACCGATCTGCACATTGAAATGCTGCGAGGCGATCAACGCCAGCGACGCCGCGCCTTCCTCCTCGGCACGCAGCAACTCGCGCTCGAGGAAATCCGCACTGGTCGATCGTCCCAGGTTCGGATTCACTAACGGCCAGTACTTCCGCTCTTTCCAGCCGTTGTTCTTTGCGAGCTGCTCCGGCAACTCATACAGCACCGGCAACAGCGCCATCTTGATCTTGCCATCGCGCACCTTGCGCGCCATCGCCAGCTCGGACGCAAACACACCGCTCGGCGGCTGCTTGCTCTGCGTCGTCGTCTGAAACAGAAACCCGTCCGGCCGTTTGGTCAGCGCACCGCGTAGTTCGATGAACACGTCTTTCGCATTGCTCTTTTTTGCAAAAACATGCGTTTCGTCGATCATAGTCCCGACAGCTTTTGACCCGGTAATCACGTCGGTGTCCGCCGCCTTGATCGACAACGTCGCACCGCTTTGCGTGTGCGTGATCCTGCGGATGTGATCCTGCACCTGGAAAATCTTGCTCAACTTCGGATGCAGCCGGATCGTGCCCTTAGCCTGCTTGTACGCAATCGATGCAATCTCGATCGTCGGCGCGATAAACAGAAACTCTGCCTCGGGTCGCTGATTGAGGATGATCGCCGTCAGCATCACGGCGCCGCCGTTCGATGACTTGCTGTTCCCCTTCGGAATCAGCTGGAACACCTCCTGAATGTGCCGGGTGTTGGTGGTGCGATCATACGAACCGAACAGCGCCGCAACGATCGGGAAAAACCACTCGCCGCAGGCCTGTTCCATCGTCGGCGTGCCTATCACGTCCGGCAGCCGCAACTGCTTGAACACCCGCAACGCCTTCGCCGCATCGTCCTCAAACAGCGGCAAATCCGGAACTAGCGACCGGCCATCAAGAAGACGGTCCTCCCAGTCCGGACACGAGGTATCCCACATCAGTTCAACTGGGCGCCGCCATCATAGGCAAGATCGCTGTCTTCGCTTGCCGTGGCCGCATCAATCCGCGCCTGATCCTTCTTGCCGACCCGATTATCGGACATCCGCCCATGGCAGTATGGAGCCGCCGCCATCGCCATCCGATCACGCCTGACTTGGTCGGCACCGGGATCTCTCATCACCGCGAGCATGTACTCAAGCGGTGTCAACCCGGCATCAACCGCCGCGCGCACAACATCTGGCGGCGGCAAGGTATTTTCCAATTTCATACGCTTCATGCGATTTGGTTCCTTGGTACCCTTCATCGGGCCAGAACCAGGGCGAAATCCACCGCGTGCCATAACAACTCCTACGTGATGTTCATACCATTGCAATAATTCTACCGATGAGACCCCAGCGGTTCAGTTCCCCTAACGGTTTCATATAGTTCCATACCCCCCACCGTGATACCTTTTCGCTCTCTCGTGGGCGGTCTTGCGCTGATGGCATGAGTGGCACAGCAGCATGATGTTGCGTGCATCGAGTAAGCTGCCGCCATCTCGAATTTCGATGACGTGGTCGCCGTACATGCGACCCTTCCATCGTGGCACCCCCACCGGGTGCTGTGGGTGCTGGCAATACGCACCACGCTTCTGCTTGATCGAAGCGATCAACGCTTTCCATTCGGGTGAGAGATAGAATGGTGCGGCACGTTTGGCTGGGAGGTTCAGCTTGGCTCGACCAGGGCGCAGCTTGTGCAGGACGGCAGGCTTCAGCATGGCGGGACACAGATGGATGGTTGGTCTAGCTCAGGTGGGCGAGGGCG